TCACTATGTAGCTTAAAAAGTGTATTTGTAATATTATGAGGTCAATAATTTATATTTATGGCAAAACGCAAAAATTCAGTAAAATTAACAAGCGAACTTACACCAAAGCAAAGGTCATTCGTAGATATACTTGTTGCAAATTGGGGTAGCATGTCTAAAGCTGACGCATGTATCCAAGCAGGATATACAACGAAAGATCCTAACAAAAAACCTTTTGAAATTGCCTCACGCCTTACAAACCCCGAATTAAATCCGCATGTATGTAGATATTTAGAAAAAAGATTATCACAAGAACTAAACAAATATGAAAAAGATAAATTAAAATCGTACAAAGTTTTTGAAAGATTGCGAACTAAAGCTGAGGAGAAAAACCAATACGCATCAGCAATTAATGCTGAATATAGAGCAGGGCAAATGGCAGGTTTTTTTATTGATAAAAAAGAGATAAACCATATAGGATTGGAAGGCATGAATAGAGAGCAGTTGGAAAAACGATTAAGTGAACTTGAAAAAAATATAAATGAAAACAAACAAATCATCGATATTACTGCTGAGACAATCGTTGAAAAATAACGATTGGAATAAGTTTATTACTGTATTTAATCAAGTACACAATAAACATTTAAGTAGTAGTGTTGGAACTGTACAAATTAAAACGAATGATAAAAAGAAAACTAATAAATAAAAAAGCTAAGAGAGAAATAGATCGCTTTCCATTAGTAGTAATTAAATGGATAGACATTACTTCCGATAGTTCTTGGCAAGATATAGAGGAGTTTTTAAAAGTAAAATTGCCAGTATGTACTACAAAGGGACACCTCATATCACAAGCAAATGGTTTAACTAGGGTATTTGGCGATTTTGCATTAAAAGATGAAAAGACTGGGCAAATTGATGAAATAGCCAATACCACAATAATACCTAATTCAGTTATAATAGAGATTAAAAAAATTTAACTGTTTTTTAATTTATTAAAACAGTCATCACATACGCAACAATCACCATCACCAAATATATTGTCATATTGTTTTTCGGTAATTATTCCATTTTGTCCGCCTAGTGAAAAATCTTCTTCCGAATAGTCTATACTCCAATTTAAATATAAAGCATTATCTATAAAACCACATTCACAACAGCTATTATAATCTTCATGTATTGATTTAATATCAAAATCTTTTGGGAATTGTTTTATATATTTATATAAATAATCTTCTGTTTTCATATTTGATTGATTTAATGTTTTCATAGTTTATTTTTGCCATTTATCAACACTGTATTTATTAGCATTACTTCGTGTTGCTTTGTAGTTTTTATCAAAATTATTTGTTTTATTAAAACGAATAACCCTAATAAATTCTTTTAATACAATTATTAAAAAAATAACAGAAATAATTGTAATTGATATGTCATAAGCCATTTTAAAACCCCCATTTGTTTAATTTATGATCTAACGCCATATCAAGCCCTAAATCACTCTCTTGAATATGAGTAATAGCAGACTTAACCGCAGTAATTAAATCGGTGTCCGTATCATATTCCCCATGCTCATCGTTTAATTGATTTTCAATATAATGAAAAACAAGTTTTAAACTATCGTTATTTAGTTTCATTAGTTTGCCGTCCTTTCTGTTTTGTTTGTTTTATTCTATATCAAATCGCATTTGATATTCTTTTTTTATATCATCATCAGTCAACTCTTTATAACCGAATTGATTTAAAATTATTTGATATAATTCGTCATCTTTATCGTTTTCATTTTATTATTCCTATTGGTTGAACAGTTATAACTTTAATCTTTTTAATCTTATAACTTTTTAATTTTTCTTTAATTTTTGTTTTTACAAAATCATTAAAAATATAATTACTTGCTTTATTATTATCCTCTAAATGTTTAAATTTAGAATAAATATAAGCCGTTGCCTCATCTTTAGAATTAAACGAAACATTTTTTAATAATTTGTTATGTTCGTAAACCCCCCATTTATTATCAATTAACATTAGTTTGCCGTCCTTTCATTTATTAATTGTTTAACTTTGTCTATTATTTCTGTCCTTGTGTAGTCCATATAACGCTTTGTAAAGTAATCGTTATCACTTCGGACTGATACAAGAACTACACCCGTTAAATACTGCGTTAAAGAAATAAAACAGTCTTTATATGTAAAGTAATGTTCTTTATTCATTATATCCAACGCTGTTTAATTGCGTAGCCGTCATTAAATAGCTTGTGGGATAGCGTATAAATAAGATGAAAACCCATATCCATACCACAACCACCAATACCTACAGCGTTTGTTTGTTCTTTGTATTTATAACCTAAAGCAGTCGCAACATACCAAGACCAAAACAATGGGCTATTATCTTTAATGCCTATCACTTTGATATGTCTGCTCATACCACTAGCCGACACCTTTTGAACACTTGTAAAAAGAGTATCGCCCTTTTTAATATGCTCTTTTAAATAGTTTAACGCCTCTAACTGTTCTTTTTGTTTTTCTTTTTTAGTCATAGTTTTATTACCCCTTGTTGTTTAGTTTATTATATTGAGCCAAGCCAATTTATTATTCTTACCAGTTTCAATTTGGTTTGTGTATCTAATATCATCAGACACAGACCTTTTGCCTATTTTGCCGTTTGAAATATCAATTTCAAAATAGGTGTCATCTGGTAAGTTTTTAATTAACTTCTTTATGTCTTTAACTCTTATTCTTTTCATTGTTTATTTCTTCTAATGATTTAGTCATTTCTGGTCTGAAAGCATGATCTAATAATGATTGAAATTCATTATGAAATTCATTCATTTGATTTTTATGTTTTTCTCTTTGTGTCTGTTCTTTTTTAAAAATAACTTCTGCAACACCAAGATTTAGTTTTTCTTCTAATGATTGAATTACTTTATCTTTTGTATCTAATTTAAAATATAAGTATTCAATCTTTTTTTTAAGGTCTTGTACTTCGGAATTAAGATTAAAAATCTTAATTTTTTCTTTTGATTGTGTCATATTTTTAGTTTTTTGTTAGTTTGTTTAATAATTGTTAATTATCATTGTTATTATGTAATGCAACATAATAATAGAATATCCCATAAGAAATAAAACAACAAAAACAATGGCTTATTGACTAGTTATCTACACAACTGTTAGTAGTATTAAATGAGTAAAACTAATGAAAGTAAGTTATATAATCTAATTAAAAAGACAATTAAAAAAGCCCATTTCACAAGGGTTGAAAGCTACACAATTAACGGAATACCAGACTTGAACTGTGTATATAAAGGGCAGGAGTTCTGGCTTGAACTTAAAGCAAACGATATCAAGAACTGCAATCTATCTAAGTACCAGATCAACTGGATACTACACCACCAACAACATGGCGGTGTTGTCTTTATCTTGAATAAGGCAGTCAAGCAGTCGGCTCTCAAACTGTATAGACTTGAGCCAAGTGCCTTGTTGCGTGAAGTCTTATGCACGACACCAGACGCAATAGGCGTGAGGGAAGTGTTCGAGTACATCGCAAACGTGGCGTAGTACCTTGCTTATTTCCGATAACGATTAATTATCGGAAATGAATTATCTAGGCTAAATACAACCTAAGGTTGTATCGTGGCTCGTGTAGCTAGTGTCGTTGAGGCTCTATACACGCATAAGTTGAAAAAACTAAATCATTGATTCTATTACCTATTTTTAAAAAAAGAGTGTCTTTCCAATTGACCCTTGCGCAGGACTTATACATGCACTACATTAGATTTCTGTATGGATCCTAATATTTCAAATGTTGACCTATTAACTACTGATCAATTACGCGAGCGAGTTGAGCGTGCATGGATCCAACATATTAAGCTGTGCCAGGATAATTTTTTATATTTTGTGAAAGAGATGTGGCCAGACTTCATTTTTCGTAAAGAAACCGAAAGGACCCGATGGGGACATCATCAGATAATCGCTAATGAATTTACTCGTATAGCAAATGAGAAAAAAGGGAGGCTCATTATAAACATGCCTCCTAGACATACTAAATCTGAGTTTGCATCTATTTATTTTCCTGCTTGGATCATAGGGAAGTATCCTAAGATGAAATTAATGCAGGTATCACACAATGCGGAATTATCAGGAAGATTTGGTAGTAAGGTTCGTAACTTAATTGATTCACCACAATATAAACAAATCTTTGGTGACGTAAGGCTCAGAGAAGACTCAAAAGCCAAAGGACGTTGGGAAACTAATCATGGCGGAGAGTATTATGCTGCGGGGGTCGGCGGAGCTATTACTGGACGAGGTGCGGATTTATTAATTATTGACGACCCACATACTGAACAGGATTCCTTATCTAATACTGCTATGGAAAGATCTTATGAATGGTATCTTTCAGGACCTAGACAGCGTTTACAACCAGGTGGTTCCATATTGTTAGTTATGACTAGATGGGCAGAAGATGATTTGACTGGTAGATTAATTAAGGCTCAAACAGAACCAAAAGCAGATAAGTGGAAATTAATTTCATTTCCAGCAATTTTA